GGGGAAAAAGAATGAGGAGAGAGTGGCGGTGGAATCGCGTCCTAAAAAATTCGAAGCCTTTGCGCGTTGAGCGAGAATGAATTCATCTGGCATCTTATCTTGACGGCTGAAGTTGCATCGCTTACATGCAGCCACGAGATTATCCGGCTCATCTGTGCCACCTCTGGCCACCGGTATGACGTGATCGCACGTCGTTGCATCAGCTCCACACCAATAGCACTCATATCCATCACGTTGCAAGATCCTTAATCGAATCTTTTTCCAGTGTGTTGAGTTGGACTTGCGCTGGCTGTGCATTGTCATGGCTTAATGGTAGCCATTCGCTTTGAAGAATTCCCACGCTTTGCATGGAGTGGAGTATCGTCCAGCGATATAGCGAAGTGTCCAGTCGATTTGACGGTATCCATCTAGCTCTCTGTATTTCGTATTGCGCATCTGACCAATACCGTAATGAGATCCATTCTTTGCTTTTGGATTCCAGTGTCGATTCTCTTTGTCGATCAGTGAGATGAAGCATTTAGTCTCTGACCAAGTAATGATCCTTGAATGTGCATAAAGCTTATAGTGATCAGCATCTACCTTTGTGCCTATAGCTTGCGCACTTGGTATCGTCGTTTGTGAAATCAAGCCTATGACTAGGCAGACCTTTCCCATTAGCTGCATTCGCGCTTGCGAGCTCTCCGCCTCAGCGGCTCGCTTCACGCGATGACAGCGTACCGGATGAGTCAAGCGCATCGCAATTCTGTGGATAAGTTGAGCGTACTTCCGGCGTGTCTTTGGTAGGTTATCCACAGGCTGTTGAAAACTTTTCATTTAGATCCGCCCCATCCTTTGCCCTTGAATATGGCCGGAGTAGCTGACCAGATTCGTTTCATTGGAATCATGCAGCTCTCGCAATATGGATCGCGACTGAGTTGATCCGTGATTGGTCGAGATATTGTCATTCGAGAATCACACATCTCACATCGGAAGTCATAGTCTGCCATCACTGTGCATCCGCTCTACTGACCACACCAATCACACCGCATCCAAGACATTGGACGCAGAGATGGTCATCGCCTAAATTGAATTCAGTCAAGACGCCATGATTCTGCACCTTCTTCTCGACTCTGCACTCATATCGCAGCTGTTCCATAGGAGCTCCTTGTCAGATTTTCCATTGGCTGCAGATCGCGCATATTGACCCACCATGAGTCTTGCGTGGCTTTCTTAAAGCGTGGACGCTTGGCCATGGCGACGGGAATCCATCCGATGATATGAAACTCTGGAGACTTGCCAGTGACCAGCACTGCCACATCTGTGATTCTGTCATTCGGATAGATGATGAGATGAAATCCGTTCTCGGTGTGTTTGACTTCAAATTTGTCTCCCACATCAGCTTGAGTCTTCATCGTGTCTCTGAATGGATTGAATTCATAACCGAGATAGTTAGCCACGATCCATTCTGCTTCTGTTGCTTGCGCGAGCTCTGTGACTCTTTCGTGGAAGTTTAAGCCTCGGTTATAGCGTGGCTCTGATCCCATGATCTGTTCTTCTGTGGCGCATAGTCTGGCGAGTGCTGCAACGTGGCAGAGCTGTTGCATCTTTTGAGTCGATTTGTATTTCATCGAATCACTCCGCACTTGGCGCATTCTTTCCATTGATGGTCGGACTTGTCCGTGATGTAAATCCAGACGTGCTTGAAGAAGCATCTCACTTGGCACACTCCCGACAGAAGAAGAGAATGTCTTGCTGGTCAATCCGCTCCATGACGCCTTCGATCTTAGGTGTTGGCTTTGAACACTTGTCGCAGTAATCCCACTCACCGATTCCGAATGCTTGAATCGCGCCCATGCTAGATCTGTGGTTTCCATGAGCCACCGCTTGTCATGACGTACCAGAGCGGATCACATTGAGAAGCTTTTGACTTCTCTGTGCAGCTGAAATTCGCCCATGCTTTGCCAGTCTTCTGGCTAGTACCTTCACGCCACACGCGTGTGCCATGTTGGCAGCGTGGAGCTTCTGCCATGACTTCAGCTCCAATCTTGTCCGTGATTGCTTCAATTGCTGATCCGATATTCGGCACTCCGATGTCTTTAGAGATTGCCCATGGATCGACGTCAATCACCGGAGTCGAGTGCTCGACTTGCTCCATATTCTGACGAGTCGGACGTGCATTGGATACACCATCCGGCAGATTGATCGCACCGAGTACAAGATTCAAAGCGCGTCCAATTGCAGAGCTGACAGTGTCTTCGACGTACCACTTTTTCATCTGGACGTTGTAAGTCGAGACGTGTCCGAATGCGTAATCGATACCGGCTGGCAGTGTGTCATCGCTCTGACGATAGACGCGAGCTTCTACCAAGATGTAGCCATCCTTGGCTGAGAAGTCGATGATCGATGTCTCTATACGGCCGCTACTGAAAGTCTTTTGGAATCTAGTGATGCGAGCTGCGATGTCTTCATATCCGTCCAAGAAGCTCATCGTGCTGACTCCTTGCTTGCGATGTGACGTGATACTGCACGGCCGCGCAAGTATCCCTCACGCTGGCCATCTTTAAGTCCGATTGAATATCCAATCATTGTGAAGAGACCGATGGCCAAGATAATGGCGATCCACATCTGCACGAATTCGAATGTAGTCATGTTATTGCTCCCGAATCTGAGAGCTGCATTTCAGCTCCCTGCGGTAAGCGTGACGGATGAAGCTGACATCGTCAAGAATCGCGCTCGACTTTCGGCGTGTCATCCGTAGATTTCGGCTTGTCTTTGAGTCCGTTTGATGCCAAGACTGATCCCAGAGCTCCAGTCAAGAAGATCGTGAGCGTTGAAAGAAGCTCGATGAATGCTCTGTCATTCGGTGCTTGGTCGCCTAGTGGTTGAGTTACGAAGATCAGCGCGTACAGCATTCCGAAGACTGAGAAGCAGAATGTGGCAGCTAGCACGACTCCGATGAATACGATGAGTCGAGCTTTAAGCTGCTCATTTGTGTAGCGTCGAGAGTGTTTCACGCGGATCATGTCCGAATATGTCTTCTGTGCAAGTACCTGACGCCTTGCACTGTGGCGGATTGCATTCTGGAGCATCCCAGTTTTCGAAGAGTTGGCAGTCATATCTCGTCCATCCTTGGTAAGCGCACGACGACAGCGAAAGGACTAGCCCCATTCCAATCGCTGCCGCCAGTGCTTTCGGAATCACTTTCCCTTTGAGATCCCGAACGATGCGTCTGATGGATTTAAGAATCGGAGAATGACCGGCAAGACGGCCGCAAGACCAGCCATGCCAATAGTCTTCGGATCTGTTACTCCGGCCATATAGACCGCGAGTGATGCGGCTAAGAATGAGCGAAGCCATGATGCTGCGAGAGCTTGGATCTGTTTCATTTCTTTTTGTTACCTTTCTTGGGAGCTTCATCTGGAATCTCCACACTTGGAAATTCTCCCGAATAGGCGACAAGTTTCGGACGACCAAAGCCGACGATTTCTTTGCCGATGTTGCGACGTTTAATCATGACCATTCCGCCATTCCGTTGATCTCCGGTGCCGGATGTGTTGCCTTCAACGCAGATCACAGAAGTGACTCCAGCTTTTACGACGATGCCGATGTGAGAGATTCGGTCAATGCCGTCATGCGGAAAGTCCATGAAGCATAAATCTCCGACTTGCGGCTTGTCTGTAATCCATCGTCCAATATCTTTTAATTTATTAGCTCCGGCAGCTGTTGAGACCATTGATGGAATCTTGACTCCGGCTTGATCGGCGCACCAATTCACGAATGATCCGCACCATGGCAAGCCATCGGCTTTCATAAATTTCCCGTACTTGGTCAGATTGTCGCCTTCTTCAATCGTGCCGACTTCTGCCAGTGCCACTTCAACGAGTCGAGCAGCTGTACCGGTTGGATACGTCATGACAGAAGAAGCTTCGCTTCATCCTCAGTCAAGCCAAGACGAGCCAATAGAGCAGCCTTATCTGCTTCGGCTTTTGCTTTTGCTGCTGCTGCGACTTTATCGGCAGCGTTAGCGGCTTCATGTGCTTCAAATTCAGCATCGTTCATTTCGCGTTCAATAATTTCATTAGTAAAAGTATCGTGAATTTTTACCATTGGACGAGATGCTTTAGCCATTATTTAATCCCTACTAGTGTATAAGTGCCTGTGGCGAATCCACCACTTGAAACGCTAAATTGAATTGAAGATAAAGCAGTTGTTGATTTATAAGCAAAAGTTCCCATTGTTGGATTTGGGCTTGCGTTGTAATCATCGTAATACATTTGATAATCACCAGTTTTAGATGCAGTTGTGTTTGTATAATCATAAAAATTAAAAGTCATTTTTGCCTCTGGATTGGTGTTAATTGGTGATTGCAAATTTATGTTTGCCGCACCTGTTGAATTATTTACCGTAGTTCCAGACATGTGAATTCTTGAATACAATGCAGAAGTATCGCTGTTAATAGTCATTCTAAAACCAGCACCACCAGCAGATGAATTTGTTAAATCATAAACATAAAGTCTTAAATCTTTATAAGCAGAACTAATACTATTTATAGAAATGCTAGTACTGGAAAATGAACCAGTTGCCAAAACGGTTTGTGAACCGCTTGAAGTTGCTTTCCATGCCACGCCAGCAGCAGCAGTTGAATCTGCCGTTAAAACATAGTCATTTGTTCCCACACCTAAGCGCGCAGGTGTTGATGCCCCAGTTGCAGCAATTAAATCGCCTTTTGTTGTAAGTAGCGAATCGGGAATCTGTGCATCGATTTGAGCTTTGAGCGTCGTGTCGATGGACGATCCGAGTGTGCGAATCGCGGACGCTCCGTCTTTTACAAGCGCACTGTCGTCCGGTGTTGTCCAGCCATAATTCGTGGTCGTGGCCATTTTTCTCCTTTGCTTAGGCGACTATTGTCGCATTTAACCAGTCTAAAGTCGGTGATATTGTCAGCCATGTCTCTGTCACAGGCACGTCGCTCCACTTCATCGCTTGCAAGCTGTAAGCCACCGGCGACAAGTTAATCGTCAGTGAGAGTCGATTGTATGAAGTCGAGAATGTCCAGCCCTCGACGAATCCTTGGAATGTGCCGCCAATCATGTTCACCGGCAAGTCAGTAATGTCCACCGGTAATCCCATGAAGATTGAAAGCAAGTCGTCGCGATCTATATCTGAGAGCTCTGGATTCGTTAGCTCATAGCTGAGAGTCTTGAAGATGTCGGATGGATAAGCTCGGAGCTCGAGATAGAAATTGGCTTGGCTGAGAGCGTCTGCCGAATTGTGCAAAGTAGTCGTGACGATATATCCCTGCTGTCCATAAGTGGCGATGGATGTGGAATCGCTGGCAGATTCTTCAGATGAAGATGTTGCGTCGTATTTGACCGTGACTGAATTGCGAAGATCTCCGGTGCGACGTGCAACCGAAATTCCATTGGCAAGCGCGTCATTGGCTGAGAGCTCGCTGTATCCATTAGCTGCAAGATATTGGCTGCGATGAGTGCTGTCTGCATAGCAGATTCGACCTTGGCCGTCTTCGTATAAATAACCGAGTCCAGACGTCGCAAGACCGGAGACGATATTGAGAGCTGTGGCGCGTGATGATGACCGAGCTGCAAGCTCATAGTCGCCGGGTCGATCTATCTCACCGATGCCGGAATTCTCTGCGTCTTCCCATGTCGTCGTCGGTGTGTAAGTCGCCCACGTCAAAGCCGGCGGCACTTCATCCCATGTGTTAAATAAAAGCGGCTCTAGAATGTCATAAATCTGATCACCATCGAATTCTTTTGGCAAGACTCCATCGACGAGAATCTTGGCCAGTTTGGCAAGTGCTCCCATGGCGATGATTTTGATTGACTGCGTAATCATTACGGATCCGGCACTTTTGACCGTCTGCGAGATGTCTGTGACGAAGCCACCGAAGATCGGCACGAATGTGCCAGTGGAGTCTTTGACTTGAATTGCTATCTGGTCATTCAGATCGGCTGCAATAGTCACATTCTCGTCAAGATTGATAATCTCTACTGAGCAGTAGCCGGCAGCTGGCTGGACGTAGAAGTCAGTACGTCCGGACGTGATTGAAAGATTTGCCAGTGTTATGTCTGTGTAATCGATGCCGCCGATTGTGACCGACCAGACCGGAGACCAATTGCTCATCGGTCGTACGCGCCCACTGTGGAGCTAATACCGCCGCGAGCGAGTGAGTCTTGGAATACTTGCTCGACTGCTCTGGCTGCGCCCTCTGGATCGCCGACCACGCCCATATTGATCGTCACCATGGTCGCAGCTTCTCCGCGGCGGAATGAGCCGACGTCGAATGTGCCGACTGACTCTTTCGCTGTCAGAGCGTTGGCTTGATTCTCCAAGACTCTGAATTCTTTTGTCAGAGCATTCAGCTGCGCGATTCCTGCGCTCTTACTGATGCCGCCAGTATTGACAAGGAATTGCAGCTCTGTGAATTCGTCTGAAATGTCTGTGAGTCGGTTGGCAAGATTGACCAAGCTTGTTGCGCCGCTCGGTGTTGATACTCCACCGCCACCACCGCCGCCGGATGTGCCACCACCTAGACCGCCACCGGTAAAGCCACCGCCGCCAGTGCTACCGCCGCCAGTGCTAGTCCGTGGACGAATACCATCTGGCACTCCACCACCGCCACCACCGCCGCCGAAGTCTGTCGAAGTGTCTGAATTGTTTGCCAGAGCATTAGCTCCAGCCAAGACGCCAGCTGCTAACGCCACAGCTCCCACACCGAGAAGCGGATTGAGTGCGAATGCAGATGCAACACCGGCCACGATGGCGGAAGCTTTGAGAGCGTTATACGCCACGATCAGACTCTTGATGACTGCGATTGTTGCAGCGACTCCAGCTGAAATCTTAGAGACGATGAAGATGCCGGCAATTACTCCACCGACGACAAGTAGCTCATCTTTGAATTTCACAATTGTGTCGATGAGACCTCTGACCCTTTCGCCCCATGCGAACATATTCTTTTGTGATTCTGTCAAGCTATCTTTCAAGCCTTCATTACCAGTCAAGCCGCCGATGAATCCGTCGATGGCTGGAATAAGAGTCTCCAGCACGAAAGTCGCAAGCTTCTCCGCGACCGGTAGCAGAGCCGCTCCGATAGCTTCTTTCGATTCGTTGATGGCGATTGACATCGATCTGAATCGAGCTTCGGCTGTCTTCGCTTGATTCTCTGAGAAATTGCCGTACGTCTTCGTAAGATCCTTGACGATTTGTTCATTGGATGCAGTCTTCAAATAATTCTCATCGAGACCGAGACCAAGTTTCTTCAAAGCTGTATTAGATCCCTCATGGCTCTTGGCGAGCGCATTTGTGACGGTTTCGAGCGACTTGCCACTTGCGGCACTTAGGTCAAGTGCAAGAGCTAAGAGATCCTGAGATTCCTGAACGTCGCCGGTACTTCTGACCAAGCGAGATAAAGCCGGACGAATCTGGTCATCGGTAACGGCCGCAGCGATTGAAGTCTTTGTGATGTATCGATCTATTCCGGCTATCTGTAAAGCTGTGGCGTTTGTAGTTGCCTTGATTGTATCTGCGAGCTTTTGCTGTGCGGCTTGATCCTGCGCAGCTGCTTTGACAGCTGAGACCGCGAATGCTGTGAATGCTGCGCCGGCGGCTGCGAATGCGAGAGCTGCTTTCTTTCCAAAAGCTGCGGCGCGATCACCGAAGCTCTGGACTTCAGTCGTCGCGCTTTTGACTCCCTTTTTTAATTCATCGAGATCGGCGTCGAACGTGATTTTGACTTTTGGAATTCCAGCCATTACGCAAGCCCCACTTTCTTCACGACGTCTTGAATGAGTTGGATGTACTCTTTCGCAACTATTGGCGTGTAGTAATCGACCGCCGGATTGATCCAGTAGCCGCCCTTCTTCGGAGCAGCTTTGAATCGGTTGGTGTATCTACGACCGAGCGAATCTTCACCGGCGTGACCGCCGAATTCTGTGCCCCATAGAAGAGCTCCGGCAGAAGCTTGATTCTGA